CGATACTGCTTCTCGATGCGCTCTAGTCGGCGCGTGAGTCTTGCTTTACTTGCTGGCATTGTATTCCGCCTCCAACTCAAGCTGATACCGCTCTTCGGCGGCGAGCGCGAACACGAGCAGCGAGGCATAGACCGACCGGCGGATCGGGCAAGGCGGCAAGCTGCCGAAGTTCCCGTGAGTGTCGGTGGACTCGATCTCAAGCCCGGCTCGGACTTGACTCCTCCACCGGTGCGGACCATGTGCGATCTTCTCTAGTAGCTTGTGGACCTCGTAGAAGGGTGACGCCTCATAGTCGGCCTCGGCCCGGCAGGTCTTGCACAGCTTGTCGTCGCCCTCCTCGCCGGTGACTAGTGTCGCCCCGAAGACCTCGCCGCAGTCAGCGCAGGAGCGCCGCCATTCGTCCTCGACGGCGTCGCGGTCGCCATACTCAACGCAGCCGCCACAGATGTACAGATCGTGGACCTCGTCGTACTCCAGCTCGTCCGCGCGGCGGTCGACTTGGCAGCGATCGCACTCCCGCTCGGAGAAGCCGGGACCGAAGTCCTCGGGTGTCAGGTTGTCGTATGCGCGTTGGGCGCTAGCGAATCCGTTCGGCATTGTCTTGACCTCCATCAAGTTAGAGCCAGACTCTACGCCGCGACAAGACAGGGCGCAAGCGGAAGAGTGCAGAAAGTTGAAAGAGGGGCGCGACAACCTGCGCCAATTTCGTATACTCAAGCGGAAGGAGGCACTATGCCCGAGATACTTACGACGACAGAATGCGCCGAGCGGCTACGGGTGAGTACCCGCACGATCCGGCAGATGATCACAGACGGGAAGATCCCGCACTTCCGCATCGGAGGACAGGGGCGCGGCCAACTCCGCTTCGACTGGGACGAGGTGCTTACGAGCCTGCGCGAGCAGGACCGGAGCAGGGTAGGCCGGGAGGCTCAGGCCGGTGAGTGACGGGTTCGGCATGATACCCAACGCGCTGATAGACGCGCTGGCGCTAGACTCTCGGCTCACCCTCTCGGATCACCGGGTGGTGCTCTACGTTGTGCGCCAGAGCATCGGCTACAACCGAGCAGACTCGGGCGACTTTGGATCCTTCGCCGCCATAGCGCGAGGAACGGGGCTCAGCCGCCGAACAGTCGTCTCCACTCTCGGGAAGCTCCAAAGGCTCGGGGTGCTATCTCGGACGCGACCACCGGCAGGAACTAGGCCGGCGGCTTACTCCGTCTGTCCTGCCAAGGAGTGGGCTAGGGGTGAGCCACAGATCACCGGTGAGCCACAGATCACTAGTGAGCCACAGATCACCCATAGGGGTGAGCTACAGATCCCCCCTGGGGGTGAGCCACAGATCACCCCACAAAAGACAAGGATCAAAAAACAAGTAAAAGACAACAACAACAAGGCGTCGTCGTGGCTGGATGACATTCGATCGATCAAGGACGAGCCGAGTGCAGAGGGCCGGATCGACATCGCCGCCCTTCGCCAGCGTCTCGGGATGCGGATCAGTATCGCCGATGTCGCCCGCCCGAAGTGGATCGGGATCTCCCAGCAAGACCCCGCCCGAGTCGAGGAACTCCTGACCTGGGCAGCGGGTACAGCCGATCCGGCCTCAGCCTTCACCGCATGCTTCGACGCGACCGGCAAAGCGAAAGCCAAGCGCAGAGCGAAGCCCGGCAAAGAGACACCCGAAGAGAAGTCCCGGCGTTATGCCGAGATGGAAGAGCGAGTAAAGAAGAAGTTAGCAGCGCGAGCTGCGCTAAGATAACCACCGCAGGAGGACACATGGACCAGATCGCAGAGACAATAGAGGCCCAGCTAACATCAGCAAACCAGAGGACGCCCGACCCCGATGTCGTCGAGACGTGGCTGATCGACCTACAAAACAGACTCGGCGCAATCTCCGCCGACCGACTCGAGCGAGCCTTCACCGCTGCCCGGGACGAGTGCGCAGAGCGGAGAGCACGAGGCGCGTTCGGACAGCTCAGCCTCGACGACGTGATCCGGCAGTACCGGAAGACCGAAGCCCGAGCGGTCGACGTTCCCACCGATCCGCACTGCCCGCACGCCTGCGACAAGGGCCACGCCATGATGACGGACAAGGAAGGCTACGACGTGCAGGTGCCGTGCTCCTGCCGAGCCGGCGAACACCTTCGTAACCACCTCAAGATCTACGAGCGGAGGCGCAACGTCGAGGAGCTCCTGCGCTTCGGGTGGAAGGTCAAGAGCCGGTCAAAGCGTCGACTCTCGGAGGACGAAGTACAGTGGCTGATGGCTCGCTCGTTTGAGACATCGATCCAGCACGCAATGTGGGAGCACCGGAAGGACCGGAAGATGCCGGCGACCGATGAGAACATGGATCGAGCAGCTAAGATCCTTTCCCGATCTATCGGTCGCGGGTAGGCTGGCACCATGGCAGGAGCACTTAGACACGACCTCACGATCCAGACTCGCCCGATCTCCGAGCTGACACCCTGGGCCAAGAACCCACGGGACAACGACGCCGCAGCAGAGGAACTCGCCTACACGATCAGCGAGGTCGGATGGACTAACCCGATCCTCCTCGACAAGCACGGCACGATCATCGCCGGGCACACTCGGCTCAAGGCCGCGCTCAAGCTGGGACTCACCGAGGTTCCTACGATCACTCTCGATGTCGACGGACCACAAGCAGAACTGATCGCCATCGCGGACAACCGACTCTCTGAGTTCGCAGAGTGGGACAAGGATGCACTCGCTGAGATCCTGGAGAGCCTACAGGCCGAAGGCATCGACACGAAGATCGCAGGCTACGGGGACGACGACCTCTCCGACCTTCTAGCCTCGCTCGACTCCGAGCCCATCGGTCCCGACGACATCGAGCCCGAGGCACCGCCCGAAGATCCCGACAGCAAGCGCGGCGAGGTCTACGAACTCGGACCGCATCGGTTGATCTGCGGTGATTCGACTGATGAGAGTGTCTGGGCACTCGTCATGGGAAAGACAAAGGCTGACTTGGTGTTAACAGATCCGCCTTATGGGCTGGGCGACACAGAGAGCGAAAAGAACAACTACAGGACCCACGACGACACAAAAGAAAACCTCATCAATATAGTCGCCAATGTAATTCCCATCGCTCGCGCTCGCGCTCGCGTTGTCGCACTAACTCCGGGCAACGGGAACACTGCGCTCTATCCGCCGCCAACGTGGACAATGGCATGGTTCACCCCTGCTGGCGTCGGGCGTGGACCTTGGGGGTTCTGTTGCTGGCAACCAATTCTCTGCTACGGGAAAGATCCAAAGCTCGCCAAGGGGCTAGGCTGCCACCCTGACGCCATCGTGCACACAGAGAGCGCCGAAGACTTCGGGCACCCCTGCTCAAAGCCGATCAACTTCTGGGTGTGGCTTGTTGAGAGAACCAGCGAAAAAGGGGACGCTATCGTCGACCCATTCGGGGGAAGCGGGACGACGCTGATCGCCTGTGCTCGCACCGGACGAACCGCTACGCTGATCGAGCTTGACCCCGGCTACTGCGACGTTATCCGTAAGCGGTGGACAGCCTGGGCCAAGGAAGCAGGGCAAGACCCAGGACCGGGGGCGCTTGACTGATGGCCGTCGCTACTAGCACAGGCGGGGCAGTATCTAAGCGGCCTACACAGAAGGAGCGCAAGCGCAGGCTCGACCTCGTAGAGCGCACGATGGCGGAGGCGGGATGGAGCGGTCGCGTAGTGCGTGCCCTCGCTGCGCAGCTCGATGTAGACCAGCGCACGATCTACCGATACCGAGACGAGGTGCTCGACGACATAGAGAAGGCATACCGGGGCATCGACCGCAGCCGGGCAAGGGCTGAGTTCATCGCTCGACTCCGAGACCACCAAGCGCATGCTCGCGGCCTCGGCAGCATGGGAAGCGTGAGCGGGATGATGGGGATCGAGGCTCGGGTGCTCGGCATTGACCGACCGCTAGAGGAGACAGACGCCGACGACCACAGCAACCTCACGCGAGACGAACTGCTCGACCGCCTAGCCTCCGAGCTGGACCCCGAGATGGTCGAAGCCATCCGAGTTCGGCAGAGGCATTAGGTGCTCTTCTCGATCTGGCATATCAAGCCGAGGAGCACACGCCGGATCTGCGTCGGATGCCTCGCTCTCTACTTCGGCCCGCCGTGGTGCTCGGACGACGACTGCAAGGGCTTCGGTGAACCGCTCTGCTAGAACGACAAAGGCCCGCCGAAGCGGGCCAGAGTGTTGGGGGCGGGCGGGACTAGTCCTCGTAACGGGAGGCCCAGTCGTCAATCATCGCGTCCGTCGGGTTCATGTAGCGGCCAGCGGCGGCGGTGTTCAGGTCGGCAGCGGGGCGCACGCGGGCGGCGACGGCGCGGCGGTCAGCCTCGGCGCGGTCAGCCTCGGCGTCGGCCTCGGTGTCGAGGCCCAGGAGGGCGTCGAGGGCGGCTTCGGTGAGGTCGGTAATGTCGGTCAGGTTGGTCATTGTCTTAGTCTCCTTCGGGCTCAATTGCCCTTGACTGTCTTTATTCTACATACGTTTAAGATAAGTGCAAGTCTTTTTTGTAAATACACAAAAGAAAGTTAGAAAGCGCAATACGTCGCCCTAGTGCTACGCTCTCCCCGTGTCGCTAGCTTCCGCCCTTTCCGCCGTATCTGCTAATCCGCTCGCCCGCTATCAGCCCCGCCCAGGGCAGGAGCGGTTCCACCGAAGCCAAGCGCAGACGAGATGCATGAGGGGGCCGAACCAGATCGTCGGCAAGTCCTACGCAGGCTGTGCGGAGGCGTTGTGGTTCCTGACGCACACTCACCCTTACCGGGAGATCCCCGACCGTCCCGTAGCCGGGCGACTCGTTCCCTACTCCGACGACAGCAGCAAAGAGATCGAGGGCAAGCTGTACGAGCTGCTTCCCAAGTCGCTGCTCCACCCTGACTGCCGCTACCATCCAGATCGCGGGTTCACCACCGGGCGGCGGCGGATGCTCAGACTCAAGACGGGCGACTCGATGGGGATCGTCTCGCAGTCGGCGGGCACCCTGGCGGCGGCAGGCTCTACGCTCGACTTCGTATGGCTGGACGAGCCACCCGAGCGGAAGATCTTCGCGGAGGCTCAAAGCCGGGTGCTAGTGCGCAAGGGCTGCTTGTGGCTCACCCTCACCCCGGTCGGGCGTCCGGTGGGCTGGCTCAAGGATGCGTGCGAGGATGGGCTGATCGAGGACATCCACGTTGAGCCTACGCCAGAGAACACCGGGCTCAGCGAGGAGGAGCTTGACGCGATCAAGCAGATGATCCTCCCAACCGAGCGCCCGCAGCGATTCGGGGGCGAGTGGGAAGGGGCGACGCCTGATCGCTTCTACGGGGCATGGCACGACGGGATGGTCAGCAAGGAGCTACCCGACTGCGAGCTACAGATTGGGATCGGCATCGACCACGGCGAAGGCCACGGGCGACAGGGCGCGCTGCTCTGCGGCTTCGACACTCGCGACAAGAGCAACCCGCGTGTCTGGTTCCTCGACGAGTACACGAGCCAAGGGCACAGCGGGATCGAAGAGGACGCCAACGGGATCCTCGACATGCTCTCACGCTGGGACCTAGGACCCGAAGCGGTCGACGTGGCGCGCGGGGATGTCAACAGCGCAGGCAAGGCCGAGTCGGGCTACCGGGTGAACCAGTTGCTTGAGCAGAAGATCGCGGTGCTCTCCGGCCTACCGCCCACCGCTCCACCGTTCCGCATCAAGGCGGCGCGCAAGGGTCCGGGCTCGGTGGCCTACACTGCTCGCCTACTTCACTCCGCGATGGTCAAGGGCTCGCTCACCGTCCACCCGAACTGCGAGGCCTTGATCGCTGGGCTGCGTCACTGGCGGGGGCCGGGCGGCACGTCCCAGAATAAAGAGCTGTCTCACATTCTCGACGCTGCCCGGTACATTGGGCGGGAGTTCCTAGACACGAGGCACCGCAACACCGACCGGATCAAGGTGCGATAGGTGTTGACCTCGCACACCGCGCGCGCTTACTCTTGCGGGGGCGACTCACGGACGGGCACCGAGGACACATGAGCCAAGATCAAACCGCACTCTCAGACGTTCCGCCTCTTCCATCTCAGGAGGACGAGGCACGCCGCACGCACTCACGACTTCGTCGCCGGCTACTTGAGGGGCAGTGGAAGCAGGACCTAGAGAACAAGTGCCGCTCGTTCTTCCCGCCGCAGACCGTCGAGCGCTTCGGGAATCTGGATGTCAGCAGGAATTTATTCGCCACGATTACCAAGCAGCTCGCGGTCCAGTACGACGTAGCACCCCGAGTGACCCACGACTCCGCCGACGTAGACGAGTTCGCCACCCGCGTTCGCCACGACGGCCTATGGTCCATCGGTGCGCGCAATGCTCGGAATGTTCTAGGGATGCGCGAAGGGCTGATGCGGACCGACTACAGCACCGAACGCGGGGAGCTGCTCTACCGGGCCGTGCCTTCCGATCTCGTCTACGCCGAAGCTGCGGCAGACAACCCGGACGAGCCCAACCTAGTAGTCGAGGCCCGGCTTGCCTCGCTCGATGTCGGAGACGGGAAGGGCGAACAGGACCGATGGACCTGGGACGTTCTCGACCTCCGCGATCCGCAGGATCCAAAGTATCGGGTACTGCTCCCGAGCGGTCGGGCTCAGATCGAAGACTCCCGCGACATCACCGAGCAGGTGCTAGGCGGCAGCTTCAGCGGCGGAGACTACCCCTACGTAGTAGAGGGCTCGGCGGTCCTCCCTTATTCATTATTTCATGCTCAAAGGACTGGGGCGCTCTGGAACCCTTACGACAACTCCGAGCAGGTCGAGGCCACGCTATTAATCGGCGCGCTCTGGACCTTCTGGGGCTACCTCTGCCGAGATGCGGCCTACTCGCAGCGGTGGGCGATCGGCGTCCATCTCGGCGGCGGTGCCATCCGGGGCAGCGGCAAGGCGGCGCGCAAAGAAGTACACCTTGACCCGACCTCGATCGCTATGTTCACCGAAGAGGTGCCCGGTGGTGGCAGGCTCGGCCAGTTCGGCGCGAGTGTAGATCCCGAGCGCTATCAGCTCGCGGTCGACTCCTTTGAGCAGAGGGTGCTCGCGCACAGCGGCTTGAGCCCCGACGACTTCCAGAAGAGCGGAGGTGCTGCCGAGTCCGGCTACGCTATCGCACTCAAGCGCGAGACGGTCCGCAGGATCCAGAAGGCTAGCGAGGCTCAGTTTGAGCGGGCCGACAAGGAAGTCCTCGCCCTCTCCGCTGCGCTCCTCAACGCGAACGAAGGCGGCAACCTCCCCGAGTCCGGCTACTCGATCCGATACATGGCAGTGCCCCCGACACCCTCGGAGCGACAGGCCCGGGTCGCAGAGGCTACGTCCCTGCTAGAGGTCGGCCTAGCTTCCCCGGTCGACATCGTCCTAGCTCAGCACCCCGGCATGGAGCGAGCCGAAGCGATCGCACACTTAGAAACAATCCGCCAAGAGCGGGCACTCTTCCCCGGCGTAGGAGGCGGGCATCAATGAGCGAAGACACACCGAAGACTTACACCGAGGCCCAGGTTCAGGAGTTAATCCAGACCCGCACCGCCGAACTGCGCGACAGCCGCAACGCCCTCACCGCCGAGCTAGCCGAACTCCGCCCCACCGCTGCGGCGTGGGAGCAGAAGGCCGGCGCGTTCCAGGCAGAGCTAGAGACGCTATCCGAGGTGCGCTCTCAGTTCGACGGACTCCAGACGAAGCACGCCGAGGCCGAGGCTCGATGGGGTCAAGACCGGGTGCTGCTCGGTGCCGGGATCAAGGATGCCGATGTCTCCGACGTGCTGCGCTCTAAGTTCGCACGCGCCGAAGAGCCCGGCGAGTTCTCCGACTGGTTTGAGCGGGAGGGGCGGAATACTCCGCTAGTCGCTGCGTTCTTGTCCCCCCAGCCTACAGCGCAGATCGATCCCCACCTCGCGGATCCTGCCCTTCCCGCTCCGACCTCCCCGCAGATGCCGCAGGCGAACGCAGGCCGTAAGCCAGCCCCGCCCGCCGCCCAGCCCTACACGCCCGGCAGCATCGCCAGCATGAGCCGCGACGAGTTCCGGCGACAGAAGGATTCGCTGCTCAACGGGCTGAAGGTCCCGCTTTAGACTTGACGGGCGGCGCTCGGTGCGCCTAGCCTAAGTGCGTCGGGTCCTCTGCTAGGTCACTCCCACCTCACGGGCGAAGTAAGAGCACCGACCGAAGCGCCGGTCACTCCCACCTCACGGGCGAGCGCAGCGAAGACTGAACCAACATCTACGCGCCGCGATGCGGCAGGAGTGATCCACAATGGCTAACGAAATTACCTATACGGGGCAGGGTGCGAACCTCCGCGCCGCCGAAGTCTTCAACTCTCTCATCTGGGATCTGGTCTACGACCGAACCGATCTCCGGCAGCTCTGCGTCAAGCTCGGCGACCTCGGTGGCTCCGGCTCCGCGAAGCTTGAGACTCCGCAGGTTGACTGGAATCTCCCGATGGCGGCTGCGAACGCCGATGAGGTCACTGCCGCAGGCAACACCGCGATCACCGACTCGGCCTTGAGCCTCACGGTCGCTCAGCAGATCATCGCCTTTGAGATCTCCGACCTGATGTCGGTGACGGGTGGAGCGGGTAACCTCGACATCGCACGCCTCGCTGAAGCAGTCAGCAACGCCTACAGCCTCCGCTTCACGGATCAGGTCTGCGGCGTGATTGACGGCTTCACCGCGACAGTGGGAACCACCACCGTCGACATGACGGTTGACGACTTCTACGCGGCCATGTTCGCCCTTGAGCAGGCAGTTGTCAGCGGACCTTACGCCGCTGTGCTCTACCCCACCCAGTTCACCGACTTGCAGGAATCCCTGCGCTCGGAAGGCGGAGCGCTTTCCTTCTCCGCCCCGACCGCTGAGATGCTTGCGATGAAGGGTCCCGGCTTCTCTGGCTCCTTCCTCGGCGTCGACATCTGGAAGTCCGATTCGGTCGTAACTGCCAACGCAGGTGCCGACAGCGCGGGGGCCATGTTCGGCCTCGGTGGTGTGGCATACGCGGAGGCCAGCGCCTCGGGTGCCCTGCCCGGTAGCATCGCAGCTCCCGCGATGAGCCCGGTATACGCCGAGTTTGAGCGTGTAGCTGACCCCGGTTTGTGTCGAGTCATCGGTCACGCCTTTAATGCGGTCGCCATCGGTGAGGACGCGCGAGGCGTGTCCATCATCACCGACCGATAAAGCTATGGCGGTTCACGGTTACTTGAGTCTCCGTGACTCCTCTCCCTTGACCTTCGGGGATGCGGTTAGTTCCGCGCTCCGCAGGTCCAGGGAGGGGGCCGCTCATGCTTCCGGAGAGCGAACTCCCGACGGATGGATCATCCGTTTTCACAAGACGGGCAAGGATGGCAAGGCTGGCAAGGCCGCTCTGTCCTCCTGGGTCGTCACTCCCAACACAGTCAAACGAGGGTAGGAACTCATGGCACAAGTACTAGGCAAGCGCGTTACTCAGGCCGAGCGGCTGGACGCAGTTAAGATCCCGAGGCGGGTTAAGAAGCAGACCCGGTTTCTCTACAAGCACCACCCGATGCGCTTTATGTTCGTCGGCGGCGAGTGGCTTCCCCAACTCTCCAAGCTCCGCATCGATCCCGGTGTTGGCGGAGTCGTCACCGGCGGCGGGATCGACCTCGCAGTAGCAGGCAACATGCGGCAGGGCTGGCAAGTGATACAGCCCTCCGACGCACGCCTTGGCGAGTATCAGGATTACATGGTCGCCCTCCCCCACGCGGCAGGCGGCAGCACCTACGTCGACCCCTTCCAGAAGGTCACCGTTGAGGCGGGCCGGATGTTCGTCGAAGAGGGCGGGGATAACTACTTCGCGTTCCTTCGCCACCTCATCGATAGCGGCGTCGTCGCGCCTATCTCCGCCAACGTCAAGAAGATCAAGCTTCACGACATAGAGAAGAAAGTCGAACGCCTCCAAGGTGCCGTATCGGTGAACCCAGCGAACCAGATCGCAGCGGGTCGCCTCCGTCAAGCCGAGGAGTTGTTAGCAGCGATGCGCGGCGACAAGCCGAAGACACGCAAGCCACGCAAGAAAGTCGAGGCCGCTGATGTCGGGTGAGAAGCGCGGAGTGCGTGAGTCGATGGACCGGATGACCGGGCGGATCGTCCGCGAGTCTCGTGGCAAGATCTCGCAGGAACAAGCCGAAAAGAAAGTGCGAGCTGCGGCTCGCTACGTAGTAGACGGGGTGAAGCGCAAGAGCTGATCACCGCTAAATCAATGGCCGGGCTCGCTGCCCGGCCTCCTCATAAGGGAGCATTGTAATGGCAAAAGGAACGAAGACGCTCAACAGCGCAATCAAGGTAGACAACTCCGGCAATATCTACATGAAGGGCAACACCACCGAGCCCGCAGACGGGGATGTAGCCGAGGGCGAGGTCGTCTACTGGGTCGACACCTCCTCAGGAATCGTGCTCACCGCGAAGGCTCGGGCCGGCGGAGTCATCGTTAGTGGCGCAGTCGCCACCCTGACCTAAACGATGTCGCTCTATCGCTCAGCCACTCAGGCACTCACGACCGCCTACGGAGCCAGCATCACGCTGGAAGACGGGGCGCGTTCAATCTCGGTCACCCTCGACGACTCCTCGATCGGGTTCACGGTTCGGATCGCAGGGGCTAACGAAGAGAACGTGCCGGCGGGCTCGGGGTGGGAACTTCGACCACCTCCGCCCGGCCTCAGCGACGACCTCGGGATCGAGATCAAGTCGGCCTCGGGAACTCCTAACGCTTCTGTGATCTGGTTTAGATAATGCCGATCGGAGGAAGCATAACGAGCAGCGGTGCTGTCGCTTCGTCGAGCTGGACGGAGCGCTATTCGGTCACCTGGGCAGACGAGCCCGCTCACGACTGGACCTCCAACGCTTCGCCGCATGGAGTCTCCGGGGCGGCTTGGGGTGCGGTCAATGCCGGGAACGCGTCCGCGTTTGAGATCAACGGGAGCGGATTGCAGATGGCACCGGATGCCGCCACCGCTTCTTACTGGTACTCAACCCAGACTTGTCCCCGGCTCTACTGCTCCTTAAAGGATCCGTCATCGACTCCGATTTATCCGAACGCGAGTAACCTACAGGCGATTGCTTTTCAGGCGATCATCTCGGGGAGCGCAGCGCAGGACAATAACGGATACGGGATGCTCGTCGGAGCAGCGGCGACCTACACGGCGAGCATCGAGCGACACTATTCCTCGTCGATCTGGGGCGGCTCGCACGCCGGATACAGGGTTAGCAATAGCCCCGGCACCGGGTGGACTGCTCTCAATAGCGCAGAGATGCCGGACACGTTTAGCCTCTTTGAGATCGTCGCCTTTCCGAGCGGGACCTTGGTGTGCTCGATTCGCGACGGTTCGGAGTTCTCCGATCCGATGGGCGAGGCTCAGTGGCGCTCCCAGGTCACGAGCAACAGCTACCGGGGCACCACCGACGCGAGCAACACTTGGCTCCCGTCGAATATGTGGGTCCAGTTCGTCGCTTACAACGGGGCGACCAATGCACATACGATGACCGTCGACAAGTTCCGAGTCGTCACCTTGGGGGCAGAATGATCGGTCCAGACGAGGCATATGCAATCGGCTACGAGCAGGTCGGGTCACAGGTGGACGGCTGGGCAACCAGTCAGATCACCGGCGACTTTACCGAGCCCACCGATCCCCCTACGACGTGGTCGATCTCGTGGTTCGCTGCGGACGGCTCTACCCTCGCATCGGCAGAAGTCGACGCGCAGACCGGAGCCGTTAGCTAATGACCACCAACGCCACCCTCTACCGCATCCACGCACCCTACCCTGAGTTTATTGTCAGGGCGCAGGCGAACCCGATCGAGGCTCAGATCTTCGACACGACGGGAACACTGATCGCTCCCGACTCGGGGACGGTGACGATCTACGACGGGAGCAATGTCAAGGTCGTGGACGCGGCAGCGGTGGCAGTGGTGGCGGACATCGCGACTTATACGATCGCAGCGGTGGACCTGCCCGATACTAAGAGCCTCGGCGACGGGTGGCGGGTCGAGTGGGATCTGGTGATCAGCGGTAACCCTGCGGTCAAGTTCGTCCGGGCTGCATCGCTCGTCCGGTCCAACCTCTTCCCCACCGTAGTCTCGGCTGACCTGGAAGCCCGGCATCAGAATCTGTCTCGACTCATCGCGACCGGGAACGACGCCGACAACTTCATCACGACCGCCTGGGAAGTGATCGTGCGGATGCTGCTCAAGGCGGGCCGGATGCCGTTCCTGATCCTCTCGCCCTTCGCCCTCCACGATGCTCTCGTGTTCAAGTCGCTGGAGCTGATCTTCCGCGACGGGCATACCGCAGCCGGTGATGGCAAGTACGCCGAGCTGGCGGAGGACTATCAAAACATGTTCGCGACCGAGTGGGCGTCAATCAGTTTTGATTACGACTACGACCGGGACGGGGACGCCGATAGCACCGAGCAAGCGGGAGCCGAGTCGGTGCTGTACACGGGTGGCCCAGGCGTCCAGACCGGGAGCCTTCCCTTGTGGTCTTAACACACGCCCAAGTGCTCGATAACGTCGCGGCGATTGTCGAGGGCGGGACGAGCCTCCTCGAGTCAGCCGAACTGCTCAATCCTAGGTGGGCACCCGAGGCGGCGCTTAACCGCGCGTTCTCTGTGCTCCCGACTACGATCGCCAACACCGGACAGTACCGCGACCGCTTCGACCGACACGAGCGCGCACGCTACGAGATCGATCTACTCTGCGTCTGGGCTCAGGATGTCCACAACTACAAGACGACTAGGGACGTGGCGCTAGCCGATGCCCTAGCGGCACTCCAGGCGATCGAGGGTGACACGTCCTCACGCTCGGAGCAGTGGAGCGCCCACCACGTCTCGACTTCCTTCACCGTCCACGAGTCGCGAGAGTGGCTATTCGGATCGGTGCGCTTCCGGCTTGACACGGATATCGAGCTATGAGCGACACGCTGTTAGAGGTCGATGTCGAAGGCTTGCAGGATGCCATTGACAACGCCCAAGAGATCAATTGGTCCGACCTCACCGAAGCACTCGGCGAAGGCCTCACCCGATTCAAGGACAAGCTACGCGGGACAGGGCAGCGCCCCGGCGACCCGTGGCCTATCGGCACGCGCAAGCGCAGCGCGAAGGGGAACGACTACTACGTGCCGCTCGGCACTAAGGGCGGCAGGCGCAGCGGTCGAAGCCTGCGAGGGTGGAAGGCTCGGCAGCGTGGGATCTCTGCGGTCGTCTTTAACGATGCCCGAGACAAGCGCGGGAACTACTACGCCGAGCACGTACACCTCTCCGGCAAGCCCTCGGGGAGTGCCGCCGAAGAGGCGTTTGAGATCTTCGCGGAAGAGATGGAGATCGTGTCCCAGGAGATGATCGCCAGCCTTACGAGGGATCTCAGTGGCTGAGAACACCCGAACCTCTGGATCCGTCGACATCTCGATCAACGTCGGCGCACGCCTACGCGAGCAGGGCATCGCCACAGCGAAGCTCACCGCCGGCGCTCGCTCTGCGATCTGGGGCATCGTTGAGGGCATAAGCTTTCAACTCGGTGAGTTTGTGGACTTCATCTGGCCCGTCGATACCGGCGCGAGTCAGGCCGACTGGGATATCACCGCCGAGGGCCTAGAGTGGACGATCCGCAACCCGCGAGAATATGCCGCCTACGTTCGCAGGGCAGGAGCCGCAGAGGATGACTTTGTATATCTCAAGATCGCGGCGAAGTCCGAGGAACTCCTGCGCTCGGCATGGTCACAGATCAGAGCGGCAGTCGAAACCACTACACCAAGCACCTCGGGGCTTCTCGGTCGCGTCGGGCAATTCCTCCTGCCCTCGATTGTCGGGCAGACCGAGAGTCCCGCAGGTACACTTTTCCAGGCTCGCGCTGCGGGCTTCCTTAGACAGAACACAAGGAGCCGTGAGCGTGACCGCTTGCGAGCCCGATAGGAGTTAGATCATGGCCGAGTCACTAATTGTCAAAACTAAGCGGGACGGAACGATCAAGTTTTCGGACAATGCCGCAGCGTCAACTTATACCGTGGCCTTTGAAGCTGGTGACTTGAACATCAGCATCCCGGGACCGACCGTGATCAGCCCGCTCGATCGCGGGTCGCTTGGCTCGCCTCCCTCGCTGAGGTATTCGGACGACGCCCCAATTACCGGATCCTTCACCGCGATGCTCAGAGATTTGGGCGACGCCTCTTTCGCGAGTTTGAGCGAAATTATCACCCAGACGGGCGAGGTCGGAACTAGCTGGGTATCGACGATGGGCGCGAATGGCGAGGTCTTCACTCTCGACCTAGAGTGGACGATCGAAGGCACCGACCACGGGGACGCATCCGATCACGTCCTCACCCTTCCTTACTGCGTCGTGACCGGCTCGCTCTCGGAGGGTGATCCCGATCAGATCTCGATCAGCTTCACCTCCTACAGCGTCTACCCAAGCTCGGTCAGCTAATGTCGGAACTCGACGACCTCCGCAAGGCCTGTGGCAAGTGGTGCTTCCCTGATGGGGTGCGCCGCTTGCGGGTCGACCGGATCAAAGAGCTAGAAGCGATCAAGCCGAAGGCGAAGAAGAAGGGCAAGACAGATGCGAAGAGTAAAGCGCGAGCTACCAAGAAAGCCTAACGGCGAGGTGAACCCGATCTACTTCCAAGTCGAAGCGGACGGAATGGATCCTCGCTGGTTCCGCATGCCAAACGATCGACAGGTCGTGGAGCTGTTACAGCTTCTAGCTACCTTCTCGACCGGGTCGGACGGGCTCAGTTTTGAAGGCTCGATCGACGCCCTCGCTGCTCTAGTCGGCGCGGCTTGGTGGGATGAGGAGTTAACCCTCTCCACCCCGAAGCCGAAGCGCGGAGAGTCGTGGCTTGACTACGGGTCCGAAGTGCTGGAGGAGTTCCACGAGGAGGGCTTCGGTGGTGCCTCGCACCTCGCACCCTGGGCTGCGGAACTCGCGAAGAAGATGGGCTCGGTGCTGATGTCGACGGAGGAAGTGAAGGATTTTGGCGAAGCCCCGATGGCTTCCCAGACTTGTGTCGCCTCGACATAGGATTGCAGCTACTCGGGGATCCGGACGGGTACTGGAAACAGGACCCGCACAATCAGCAGAGGCTGCTAGCCTACTGGCAGCTCACCCACGCGACCGACCAAGTCGCAGGCTCAGGGAAAGGCGGAGAGATGACAGACTCAGACCTCCGAAGAGCCCTTGCCCGCCCCGCCTCTCTAGGCGACCTGCTAGAGGTTTGGATGCTGACACACCCGCGCAAGAGCGGAGGCCAGTCCTCAGCCTCTCAGGCCGCTCTGCGTCGAGATATGCGGCGTGATGGGTCTACCGAGGCGGGGCTAGACTTCTGGCTCGGGGCTGACTGATGGCAGACAAACAGATCAAATTCGTCTTTGAGGGCGACACTACCGATCTTGAGAAGGCTCTAGCCCAGGTCGGTAAACAGTTCGACAAGACCGACAAGAAGGCGAAGAAGACCGGGATCACCGGAGCCGAAGCCGCGAAGGTCGCGAAGGCTGGAGCACTGGCCGCAGCGGCGGCGGTTGCTGCGCTTGCTGTAGCGTATGCCGCCACGGCCAAGGCTGCGCTCGATCTAGCTGCCAAGGCCGACAAGATCGCGAAGAGTGCCGCAGCGGTGGGCGCGTCTGCCGAGGAGTGGCAGAAGGTCATAGGCGCGTTTGAGTTGGGCGGGCTCAGCGCAGAGCAGACCGAGATGGCGATCAAGAAGCTCGGGCTTCGGATCGGACAGGTTGCATCCGGTGCGGGCGGTCCTGCCGCCGACGCCTTCGCCAAGCTCGGGCTCACGTGGCAAGACCTAGAAGCCCTCCCGCTGCCGGAGCGGATGGCGACGATCGCGGACAGTGTGAAAGGGCTGGGCTCGCAGACCGAGCGGGCCGCAGTCCTCAACGCGATCTTTGAGGAATCCGGGATCCAGATGGCCGGCGCGTTCGCTCAGGGTGGCGAGGCTATCCGAGACGCGGCGCAACAGATCGAAGACGCCGGGCTAATCTCAAACAAGGTAGCCAAGCAATCCGAGGAGATGTCCGATGCGGTGACGCTTGCCAAGCGTGCCTTCGATGGGCTCAAGACTGAAGCACTCGCGCCGATCATCCCGCTGATAACGGAGGTCGCCAAGCTCGCCTTCAAGATGATCACCGAGTTCCGAAAGACGAACGACGTCAAGAAGTTCGGAGAGGTCTTCGTCGACGTGTTCCTTAACGGCATCGCTCCCGCCGGAGCCTTCGCTGCTAATCAGGTGCTCAAGGGCATGGCCGCGATCCAGCCTGCGATGAATGCGGCGACGGTTGCCGCCCTCCGGCTCAAGGCTGCCTTCCTCGCGATGACGGGGCAATTCGCAGAAGCCGAGAAGATGATCAGCAAGATCGGCGCAGCGGAGGACGAGTTTGCGCAGAGCATCAGGGACCTCGGCGCGGCTCAGGTTGACATCGACGCTTCAACGGTGGCATTCCTCGCCGGGCTCGACAAGATCCAGGCGAAGTTAGGCGACACGACCGACGCAGCGAACGAGACGAGCGACGCGATCGGCGGGATGGGCAAGAGCGCCGAGGACACAACGCAGACGATCACCGCTACCGCCGGACCTGGGCTCAAGGATTACGCGGCGGCGGCGGCAGACATCGCGGGCGCAATCGGTGGGATCATCGATCAAGTCGCGGGCGGGATCGCGGAAGACATCGCAGCGACGGAAGCGGAGATCGAAGACCTCACCGGGCGGATCGAAAGCGCGACCACCGACCGAGAGCGGCGGAGACTATCCCAACAAAAGCAAGCCCTGAGCGACGAACTCAAAGAACGCAAGCGCGCTGCCCTAGAAGCGTTCGGAGTGTCGAAGGCGTTGTCAATCGCCGAGGCCTCAATCAGGACCGCAGTCTCTGTCGCAACCGCCCTCTCGACTCCGCCCGGCCCGCCCGCAACTATTCCGATGGGTGTCTTGGCTGGGGTCCTCGGTGGGATTCAGATCGCAGCCATTGCCGCCGAGCCTCCGCCCTCTTTCCACTCAGGCGGGATGGTGTCGATGGGTGCTCCCGACGAGATCACCGCTAGGCTACTCCGCTCCGAAGCTGTGCTCTCCCCGCAGGGCGTAGCAGCGGCAGGCGGTGAGGATGGCGTTAGGGATCTCAACAGGGGCAGCGGTGGACAGCAACCCGTGATCTCTGTGCTCCAAGTTCGCTCTCGTGTCGTTGATGCCATGCTCAGCGACAACCTCCGCACCAAGCAAGGCCCACTCACAGACGCCCTCCGAGCAGCCCGCCCCCGAGCCCTCGGTCGGCACAATCCCTTCGCGAGTTCCTGATGTCCGAGATCGTCAACTCACGCTATCAAGGGATCTTGATTCCTGACGAGCGGTTCAACCTTCTAAACCTAACCGCCGAGGATCACTCCACCGCGCCAAGCAACTACGACCAAGCCGACCCGAAGCCCGGTGTACCAGTCGCGTCGCAGAGCACCCGGATGGTTCTCCAGGCTAGCGGGGAGCAGCCCGCGCGGAAGCAGCTAGGAATCCACAGCGTGCGAGCCGGTCACCCTGGACTAGAGCGGGCGGGCTATCTCTGGTACGACGCAAGCGAGGCCGAGCCCGAGGAGTTCGGTTGGGACGGTCCGCAGATCCTCTCGGGGTGGGAGTCTCTGTTCTGGTCAAGCGATGCGTCGGAGCTTTCAGCCTACCCCGACCTAATCCGGCTCGACTCGGGCAAGCTGCTTGCGCTCGGATTGCAGGACAAGACGACTTTTGCCCAAACCGTCAAGCGATACGATCCCGACGCAGTAACGAAGTGGAGCACGGCGGGCACGTTCACGCCGGATACTGCAACCGCCCAGCTTGGCCCGGCTTTGTGCCAACTTCCAAGCGGTCGGGTGCTTGCGTTCATCTCGACTGGCGTACAGGTCGACGTGTACTTCTCAGATGATGACGGATCGACCTGGGCTTCTTACAGTTATCGGTGCCTCGATGTCGCAGTAGCGAACGCCGACGTTCGACAACTTCGCGCGGAGTACAGCGCGGGAGAGGTCTTGCTGCTCGTTCAATACGAAGCGGTGGGCACCGGGAGAACCTGCGCCCAGTACGCCAGCGACGATCTGGGCACAAGGTTCACCCAGGTCGAGGCGGATTGGATGGCGACGACATCGGCGGCAGGCTCAGAAGAGCGCCCGTCTGCGATCCATATTGTCGACGTAGACGGCGCGTTCTTGATCACCTATCACCACACGCCGACGTCGGGATCGGGGCAGTACAGGTCGAGGCGGATCGGGTCGGCGTTTGAGAAGGCGACAGACGTTCCCGCTGTGGTGATTTCGGGCGGGTGTTCGATCGCATATAAGCCGGGCGGGACGGCGTGGCGGAACGACAGTGGAGTTGTCTTCTTTATCTATACGCAAATCCCGAGCGCGACGGGGAGCGATCTGGTTCCGATGCGCTCGACCGACGCGGGCGACTCCTGGGAGCAGTTCGATGGAGATGGGGGGTTCTTCTCGGGGAACTTTGCCAACGGACACTTTCACAGCTACAGCGCGGAGAGCATCGCAGGACAAGCGGTGCTCTTGGCTCGCTGGCACTCCGAGACAGCGGACGAAGATCCGCAGTCCCTCGCCGCTGTTTATCTCGGCGGGTTCTCTACACACACAGCGCCCGCAGGCGAGAGCGTCACGAGCTTCTTCGACACCGAGTACTGCGAGTTTAATAAGGATTCGACGCGGGCGATCTCGGGCGGGTCGTGGCTTCCTGTCGCGAACCCTTCGGACGTCGCTTGGACAGCTTCGGGCGGAGGGTCGGACACCCTAGCAAGTGGCAAGCTTGCGATCGTGACGGCGGGCGCTCAGCGGTTCTTTTATCGCGAGATGTCAGGAGACGACGACACAGATCGAATCTTTGCCGAGTTCGCTCTTGAGGTAGACGACGGAGACGGCGACACCGCGACGAATCAGATCGGAGCCCTAGTCCTGCTTGGTAACGGGGCGAACAAGTGGGAGATCGTGATCAACGTGTCTTCAGCTGGGTGGGCGCTCTATGACGTTGCCGCAGCGAAGATCGGGAGCACCGTAACCACCGACATTACTAAACAGATCCACATTCGCGTAGCGATGGAGCAGGGCAAGATCAGGACTTGGTGGGCCTATCGGTCAAACGTAACCTACAGGGATTGGGCCGAAGGTCCGGGCGGGGCGCTCAGTTCAACAGCAAGCGCGGACGCATCGCGGATCCAGTGGGGGCACTCGCACCTCGGAAGCAATACAAGTCGTTGGCCTATGGTCGGCTACTGCTTTTGGCCCGGTCGATGGGCTCCCGTGTCCAATGATTACGCGGGAGGGTGGAACACGCCCGAAGACCTCCATCCGAAGAGCTATTCAACGCTACCCTCACAGATTGTAGACAAGACTCGGATCGCGGCGGTTTCCGGCCCGACTCGCTACGGTGAGAGGTGGGTATCCTCGACGGATTACGACTACCCGATCCGACAGCTTCTGCCCTCGGTCGCGCCCTCTCCCCGCTCGACATGGCGGAGCAACGACACGACTGAGAACGTGATCGCCTGGGACATCGGCGGCGGGCTCACCGAGGCTAGGTTTGAGAACAGCACGATCGGGATCGTCCTCCTCGGGATCAACTTCCGAACCGCTGTGCTTGAGTCCTGGGACGGGGCAGCTTGGCAGGCGGTCGCGAACATCGACGCCGCAGACGGGTTCACTTCCCTACGCTTCTCTCGCAAGGGTGACGCAGTGCTCCCCGAAACAGGAGGAGCAGCGCACAAGGCGGGTCGATATCTGATGATGGACGATCTCGTGGCCGGGACCTTCGTAGACCTCACCAACACAAAGCACCGGAAGATCAACCGGAACACCGAGGGCGCATGGACAGACGAGCCGGCGAAGCATCCCACCGTCTACCTCGACGGAGCAGACGGGACCGAGGCAGCAGCGGGTGACTGCGAGCTATGGGCTCCGAGCTGCGCCACCATCGCCCACAACTTCACCGCCGACCACCGCTACTACCGACTGAGGATCCCAGCGCAGACGACCGCCGACGGGTACTTTGAGATCGGGCAAGTCGTAATCGGAGCCTTCGCGATCTTCGGTACTCAGTACGGGCGAGGTCGGCAGATCGTGGCGAGGAACAATACCGAACTGATCATCCTGCCCAACGGACAGACACGAGCGCGGAAGCGCGGACCTCAGGCGCGAGAAGTCGAGTTCGCCTGGACCGATGGTGTAGACGCGAGCCAGATCAACCGAGTCGACCCGGTGCCGGACTACGTCGCAAGCAGCATCGGAGGCGATCCGATCGCATCCCTCAAAGACTCGCTCTACCTGATGGACAGCGTGATCGGTCGGCAAGGTGGGGCGGCGCTCCCGGTGGTCTACTTCGCCCGCATCCCCGGCGCTACCAACGAAGAGAAAACGAATAACCCGAGGCACTTTGTCTACGGGCGGATCACAGGCTCAGCGACGCGGAGCAACATCCTCGGAGACGAGGAGCGAACCGACCTCGACCGACTCAACACGATCACGATCGCCGAGCTTGTCTAGGTGGGCTTTAACCTCTCCCAGCTCATCGGACGGGATCTAGTCTGGCTCCTCGACTTCACCTATGCAGGGCAAGTGTTCCGGCTCGCTCGGGGCTTTGAGACTTACACCGACGAGGACGGCGATGACCACGAGTACCAGCCGGGGCTTGAGTGGGGCGGCACGCTAGAGGATGAGATCGCGCTGCTCTCCGACGCGCCGAGCCCAAACCAAGTAGGGCTCACTCTCCACCTCGGCGACCTGATCAACGTCCCCGAGCACGTCGCCCTCGGCTTCGACCTCGCAGCCGCGACGGGCAAGCTTTACATATGGGCTCGCGGGACGACAGAGCGACGGCTACTGATCGACGGGCGGGTGTTGGATCCGCAGTACGGGGCAGCTCACCAGCCGGTCACGCTCTCGATCGAAGAAGCACCCTTCGACGACCTCGCCCTATTCCCGCCTGCGACCGCTCAGATCAACGCGACGACCTGGGCAACTCACGCGGACGGAGTGACCGAGGAGCGTTACCCGTGGATCTTCGGAGCACCGGGGCAGGGCACCTACGGATCGCCGGGACTGTGGATCGAGAACAATAAACTCCTGATCGCAGGTCACCCCACCACAGGCGGGGCAGACGTTCACGTCTGGAATCTTACGAACTTCGACATCCCCGGAGCCTCGGGACAGCGCCCCGTCATCGTCGAGGCCGACGGACTCGGGCGGGAAGTGTCGAGGGTCGGGATCGGAACGCTATCAAACACCGACGAGGCCAATGAGTACTGGATCGAATGGCTTCCCGGTGAGGCTACAGGACAGGCCGACCACGATCAGACGGCGATCCTCGGGGCCGGCTCGGTGCTGCGCTTCATGATGGAGCAGAGCGACGTTCGTTGGGACCGTGGCCGCATCGCTGCGATTCTCCCGGCCCTCAACCTCTACCGGATCGACGCTGCCGTTGTGGTCGGCCCAGGAGCGCGGTTCTCGCCGCTCTCGTGGATACAAGAGCACCTGTCCCCGATCTTGCCTATCTCAGCAAGACAGGGCGAGCACGGTCTTTACTACTCCCTCTTCCGCTACGACGCAGACAGCACCTCCGCAGTTGCCGAGATCAGCGTAGAGCGCGGGGATGCAGTGCGCGAGGGTGCGGTGAGCTATTCACCCGTCGACTCGATCGCGAACGAGATCCGGCTGAGCTACGCACCGAACGCGAAGGATAACAAGAGCACCGCGCTCTTCGTCCTGACTGGCGACGACGACACGCTAGCAACGGAGGCGGGCTCAGTGAGCAACGCGCCGTGCAGAGTGAGCCGGGATCGGTTCGGGCTTCGGGTGCTGGAGTTATCCACAGATGTTATCTACGACAGCGGGACGGCGGGCCGGATCTGCTCGTGGCTATCCTTCGCCTTCGCGCTTCCGTCGAGAACGATCGCCTATGTCGCCGCACCGGAATTCGGACACCTAGAGCCCGGCGACGTGGTAACAATAAGCGACTCCGAGATCTATCTAGATCAACTCGTCTGTCTAGTGGACTCGGTGACATGGACGGAGAGCGGATCGATCGGTCTGGTCTTGAGGGCGATTGATAACCCGGCACGCGAAAGCTTCGGAGGATAGACGATGACAGCCCAGACCGAACACCGGCTCAAGATGGCTCTATGGCTGGTCCCGATCATCTTCTCGGCGGGCTCGCTCTACTCCGTCGTGACCGTGGGCAATGCGGACGTGTCCGAGCGGGTCGAGCAGATCGAAGAGGGGCTAAGGATTCACTCGGCACTCAAGGCGCACCCGGTGACCGAAAGCCGGATGGATCGAATGCTTGACGAGCAGTTAGAGATCCGAAAGACGCAAGCCGTCCAGGCCTCCAACATCAGCGCGATCTGTCAGGCAACCGGCGCGCGGTGCAAGTGAGATGTTACGCCGGGGCAGCACGGGGCCGAACGTCCGAGCGTGGCAGCAGTTCCTGATCGGGGCGGGCCATCTCCCGGCCCACAGCGACGACGGGATCTTCGGACCCAAGACCGACCAAGCCACTCGCCGCTATCAAGCCGCAGAGGGCTTCCCGGCTTCCCAGGTGGACGGTATAGCCGGACCCCTTACTCTCGGCTCCGCATACGGGCAGGGCTTCGACGGACACGCCGAGGATCACGACCTCGTCCGCGTCACCGCAGACGGACTCGGGATAGACCCAGACCTGATGCGAGCGTTTGAGATCGTGGAGAGCGGAGGACGCGCGAGTGCGGTCAGGTTTGAGCCGCACATTGCGAGGCGCAAGATGGGCGAGCGCGCCGAAGCCATCCCGTACACCCCGAAGAGCAGATCTCAGCGGTGGTCGGTCGTCCGCACCGAGACAAGCCGGGGCGCGTTCGATCGAGCCTTTGCGATGCACGACGATCAGGCGTGGCGACAGGCAATGATCGAGTCGGCGAGCTGGGGTCTGTTCCAAGTGCTCGGCTCTCACCTCATCGGAATGTTCGGGGTCGACGATGCCGTGCAAGCCTTCGACGACGATCCAAAGATCGTGTCGTTCGCCCTCGTGGCGAGTTGGTTCCGAGCCTCCCCACAAGCCCTCAGGGCGGCGAAGGCGGAAGACATCCGCAAGCTCACCCGCCTCTATAACGGACCGGGGCAGGTCGACCGTTACAGCGCCAAGCTCAGCTCGGCACTAATCAAGGTCAGGGCATCGGCGTGACGCTGCACTGTCGAAGAGTGAGTGCCATCTTAGGGATCATCGCGGTCGGGTCTGCGCTCGTCCTGATCGCTACCTGCTCCGAGCCCGGCCCGACGAAGCCACTCACCCCACCCGAATCTCTATACACCCCTGGAGGATGATATGCCCGAACGATTGAAGTCCCGTAAGTTCTGGATGGCGCTGCTTGGCGCGACCCTTCCGATCCTTGCTAGCTACCTCTCCGGCGACCTCGCCCTAGAGCCTGCGATCCAGGCATCGAGCGCGGTGCTCTGTACCTATCTGCTCGGGCAAGGATACGCCGACGCGGCGAAGGCTCAGGCCGATGAGTAAGTCACTCAGCCGACAACAGAAGCGGATCGACGCTGCCGCCTTCCTTGAGAAGCACCACGACCCGATCGCGATCATGCTGATCGAGGTGGTCGGTGACCTCACCGCAGAGGTCGAGGGGATGCAGAGGTGGGAAGAGGACGCAGCGTATGCTTCTGAGCTAAGCTTCCGCCTCTCGCGACTCGTCCCCGGCGACGCGCTGGCGAAGGAGATCGCGCGGGTGGTCGTGTTCTTCGTCGCCCTCCTGGCGGTCGGCGTCTATCGCCACGCCTCGCAGCGTCTCTTCCGCA